ATTATTGAGCGGAGCACTCAGTCAGTTATCCGCAACCTGATACAGTCCGGTGTGCGTGATGGCGTGGACACGAAGACCATTGCCCAGCGTCTTGATCGATACATTAACCCGGTGCCCGGTGAAACTCCAGTCCGCCCATGGGATGTCATCCGCAATGCCAGCAAGGCCAACACCAGCTTCATACCGAAGAACGTGCTGCCCGGCTCATTGCAGACAAACCTGGTTGATATTGCTCGCACCCAGACCGCGGAAAGCTTCCGGGAATCGACTAAGCGTGCATTGGATGATGCGCCGTGGGTGCTCGGCTATAAATGGGTTCTGAGCAGTTCTCACCCGCGCCCGGATGTGTGTGACGAGCTTGCAGCAGTGACAATGTACCCGAAGGATGGCTCGAAGCCTTTGTCGCACAATTTCTGCCTGTGTGATTACATTGCCGTGTACGCCAGCCGTGCCCAGGTATTGGAGCTATTGCAGCGCGGAGAATTGTAGTATCATTAGCGTAATAGAAAAGGCCGTTTAGGCCGAGGGAAAGGCGAATCTGAATGAAAAGAATCAAATGTAGCAACGTCAAGTGTGATGGCACATTCGCTCATCTGTTAGGTGGCAAGACTATCGACATTGGCCGCCAAAAGCAGCATTTCACTGTTGTTGGTTCAGATTTTAACATTATGGGTACTTGCGGCAAATGTGGTGAAAAGACCGTGATCTTCGTGGAGAACAATGCCATTGTCGAAGATGGCGTGGAGTTCCATGATGATGGCCAGCTCACCCCGGAGGAAAAAGAAAAGCTTGAACAGGATAAGCTCAAGCAGCGTGGTGATGACCTTGACACCGAAGAAAAAGGCTTGAAGGGTGACAAAAAAGAGGATGAAGAAGAACTCGATGCAGACGGCAACCCGATTGCAAAAGCCCCTGAAATCACCCTCCAGTTGCTTGAGAAAAAGTAGCATGTGCAAAAATTGACGAGAACTAGGGTAGGCTGTACAATTCAAGTTGAAGTAGATTTACTACGAATCAAAAGTTACTAAAACTGTCGAATCATCGAGCCGCCGTAAGTCTCGGCTTGAAGCGACAGTTTTTAATATAAAGGAGCAGTAATGACCAAAGTAGCAGGGTACTACCCAGTCGAAGCAATCGTTGCCGAAATGACAGGTGCGAAACAAGCTGCCGATGAGCTTATTCAGCTCGATGCTGAGTTGGTTAAAGCTGTTGTTGGTGATGACCCCAACCCTATGTTCGTTACCATTGAGGTGTTGAATGAAAGCGTCAGTACAAATGGCCGCTTTTATGACCGGGAGACTATCATTGATATTGCTAGGCAGATCAATGAAAAGCACCCAGACGGTTATAAAGGCCACCTAACTGATGCCGAACGAGACCACAAGGTACCTGATGCTGAGACAATTTGGCTCGGCGCTCGTGTTATCGATGACCAAGGCAAAGCACGTCTTATTGCCAAAGGTTATGTCCTACCGGAAGCACGAAGTCGTCGGTCAATCCTCAAGCGAGCGTCAGCCATTAAGCGTAATGTTGCAGTCAGCATTTATGGCACCAGCCGTGTAGTGCGTGATGCAGCAAAGAAAGCGCTTCGTGTGTTTGACTTCGATCTTGAGAGTGTGGATTGGACTCGCCCCGGTTCCGAAGGCGTGCGGAACTCAGGTATTTTCGCGGTAACGGCAGAAATGTCCAGTGGTAAAAACAATGAAGGAGAAGATATGACGTTAGCAGAAGCATTAGCGAGCGCATCAGCACAAGACATCAAGGCTCACGCAAAGCCGGAGGTGGTTGCAGAGATGACACGCGAAGCTGTGGAGGCTGAAAAAGCCAGCAGTCGTACAGTGGTCTCCGAGATGACTTCTTTGAAGGAAACTCTTGGTGATAATCCTGTTCAAGTGGTTGCAGAAATGCAATCGCAGCTCACTAAGTTCGAGCTTGAAAAAGAACTGAACACCAAGGTTAGCGATAAAGCAGCGCGAAAAATGGTGGAACGCATGGTAGTTTCAGAAATGAAATCAGATGCAGCTCTCAAGCCAGCCGAGGCAGTAGCCAAGGTTCTTGAAAGCGAAGATGGTAAAGCTGTGATTGCTGAAATGACAACCCGCGAGCCGGTAGTCACCCCGCAGATCAGCCAGCCTGGCGCAACTGCTCACAAATATTTAGAAAGTAAGAAGGAGAACTAATCATGGCAGAAACATTTCGCCAAGACGGTAAAGCTGTTGACGTAACCGCACCCTACGATGTAGAAAAGGGTGATCCGGTCAACACACAAGGTTTCTTCGGCATTGCACAGGCAAATGCTGATTCAGGTGACACGGTTGCCATCGAAGTTGCACAGCGTGTGCACGCACTGAACATCGGTTCTGTAGTGGCTGCTAAGGGTGCTTCCCTGTACATCACCGCTGGTGGTGTCATCACTGCTACAGTCGGTAGCAACACATTGTTCGGTAAGGTCGTCCGGGCAAAAGACAGCAACAACGTGGCGTGGATTCGCCTGGCTGCACAATAACAACTGACTAACGATAGAAAGGTCATAGAGATATGTTTAATTTTGAAACAGCAGCCAAAGATGCACAGCGCAAAGTTATTGCCGAAATGGCAAAGAACGGCCGTGTTACTCCCCTGGAGTTTGGCGAAGCCGTCCGCTCTGGTCGCGTGACTATTAAGGAAATGATCGGTACCGCTGATGGCGCAGCCGAGTTCCTTGAAAAGATCACCTTCGACCTCGCAACCGGTCAACAGCAAGTTCCTTTGCTCTACAAGGAAATTTATAGCACGCAGACTGATGCAAACTTCCCGCTCACTATGACCGAGAAGACCATTGGTGACGTGCAGACCGTCTTCCTCGAAAAGTTTGAAGGTGGCGAAATTAGCTTCGGGGCAATGGGCACCGGCCGTGAAGCAACCGTTCGCATGCACACCTACGCAAGCGGTATCGAGTATGACGAAGACATCGCTGAGTACAACCAGACCTGGCGTGTCGCAGCTATTGGTGAGAGCTTCGGCCGCTCATACAACATGCTGATGAACCACCTGCACTTGTCTGCAATTACCAGCGCCGTTTACGCCACTGGTGTTGCTTACAACGCTAACCAGGCTACCCTGCTCGCAGCAGCTCGCGCACAGAAGGGATTCATCGACACTGATGGTACACAGGACTTCGGTACTGCCCAGAATGTTATCGGTGACATCTCGAACCCAGCCACTTGGAAGGCTGTGGTGCAAATCCTGCCTCGTGGTAGCGTAATCCTGCACAACTCGTTTGACACAATCGCTATCCAGAGTGCCTTGGCACAGGATGTTCTGGTTGTTGGCAACACGAACGTGCCAGGTGTCGCAAACCGCAACCTGAGCAATGCTACCTTCGTTCCTTACGATGGTGACATCATCACGGTTGGCCAGGATGTGTACACTTACACTGGTGTTCCACAGGGTACAGCATTCGTGCTCGTTCCTAAGCAGCAGTTCAAAGAGTACATCAAGCACGACTTGCGTACTGATTCCGGTGATGGCGACCTTAGCCGCTTGGTTCTTAGCCAGGTTGTTGGCCGCACCCGCCGTGGTCTACTTGCTGCCGTTGGTGGTGAGTTCGGCGCACTCAAAATCTCTGCCAGCTAGTCATAGCCAGCATAGTCGCAAACGCCGCCTCGAAAGGGGCGGTTTTGTGTTACCATGAAGTAGTGGGTTTTTGGTTAGTGTTTTTCATAAGGAGCGGCTGCAACCGCTCTTTTGTGTTACTGTGGTAGTACCGCCGAAAAGAGGGTTAGATTCCCGAACTGGTGCACCGGCCTGAACTCGTTAGACGGAATAACTCTAGCGAGGGTATCGGCGGTCTATGGTATTATTAGATCATGAACAATGAGAGGCGAATCAAAGGGCTGAACCTGTATGCAACATTCTCTGCCGGGCAGGGATATTCTGGAATGGCGGAGCAATTTGCCATTGCACTGAACAGGATTGCACCGGTGTCTGTGGTACGTTTTGAGGATGCTCCAGCTGTGAACATTAGTAAACCAGCTTGGGATTTGATTAAGCGCCCGTACAGGCACGAACAGGTTGCCGTGACTATCGGCTTCCCGATAAGCTTTGATTCTATGCAGGCTCACAAGTTTCGAGTGGGCTATACGATGTTTGAAACCGACACTTTGCCAAACGGACTGCCGTGGGCTGGGAAGACTATGCGCCCCGGTAAAGCGATCAATGAAAACTGTGATCTGTTACTGGTGCCTTGCCAGCATAATGTCGATGTATTCCGCCGCGCCGGTGTGACCGTGCCCATTGAAGTAGTGCACAATGGCCTGCATCCGACTGGGTTCCCATTGCTCGACCGCAGCAAGCGCGAGGAAGGCCACAAGTTCACATTTCTGATTATGGGAACACTCAGCATCCGCAAAAACTCCGGAGCCGTGATTTCAGCCTTTATAGACCTGTTCAAGGACAAAGATGATGTACGGCTCATTGTGAAGACGCAAAGCGGCACACACGCCTCCATGGAGTTCGATAAAAAAGGCTGTGGTGATATTGAAGTCATCGATGCCATTTATACCGAGAAGCAGATGCGCCAGCTCATGAAAGAGGCAGATTGCTTTGTATTCCCTAGTCATGGTGAAGGTTTTGGCCTGCCGCCATTGGAAGCCGCGGCTACCGGGCTGCCTACGATCATTGCTGGCAACACTGGCATGCTTGAATATGCTAACCCAGACTACTTTTTGGTAGTTAAGAGTGACGAGACTTCGCCAGCCAAACGCTATCCGAAGCCATGGGGTGATGTTGGTAATTGGTACGAACCAGACTTTGAAGAATTGAAGGAAAAGATGCTCTGGGCATACGAGCACCAGGATGAAGCCAGCGCCATGGGATTGCGTGCGTCAGAATGGGTGCGCCGGGAGTTTGACTACCGCAAGGTTGCCCAGGACATGGTTGCGGCTATCGAAAAGCACATGCCGGTGCTAGAATAAAGGTATTATGGCAGTACAAGCAGACATCGATAAAGTCCGCCGAGCG